CTGGAGTCCGCTGTGAACTCCATGTCCGATTACAGATCACGCCGGATGGACTCCACGTCAAGGGTCCCACCTTTGAAAGGGGAGTGATGGGCGATCCAAGTCTGAGAGCGGAGTTACTCGAAAGCGGTGAGGACGACGCGTGGGACTGGGAGCGCGCAAAGCTCCAGCGAGACTTCATTACGGCCGAGGAACCGTTCACGGTCATCTCCGGCGGATTCGGCCTCGGCAAGACCACGGGGTTGTGCGCGAAGACCATCCTCCTCATGACGGCGATTCCGAACAACCTCGGGTATCTGGGGCGACTCGACGGCAAAGCCCTGCGGGCATCGACGATTCAATCCCTCGACGACATGTTGCCGAAGGGGTGGATCAAGCGCCATAACGAGGCCAAGGGATTCATCCAGCTCAAGGCCGAGGTCGGGGGCAGCAAGCTGATTTACGGTGACTTCAAGGACCTCAACGACCTCAAGAACATGCCGCTGGGCTTCTTCGCAATCGATCAGATGGAAGAGGTCCCGCAGTCTGTGTTCGATTACCTTGTCGGCCGCATACGGCGGCGGACACCAATCTTGCTAGACGGGCTCCGCCAATACTTCGTAGAAGGCGAGTGCCCGTTTGCCACGGTGGGTACGAGGCACTATGCCCTGCACGGCGACTCACACTGCCGTCTTTGCAGCGCGTCCCTCCCACCTTTCTCTGTCAAGACGTTGCCGGGGAAAGAGCTGCCACCGTGGGACATGGTGATTTACAAGCGGTATGGATTCGGCGCGGCGAACCCCGAAGGTCCGTCGCATTGGATCTATAAGTACTTTCCGGGTCTGCCGTCAGCGAACGGTATCAGCGTGGGGAACGGCGACCCAGACTACAAGGGGTTTCACGGAACGCTGTACGACGGTCTCGAAGCGGGCTTCGTGGACCGGGCGTACGTCAGCAAGCTCGAACATCTGTACGGGCATAACGAGGCGATGCGCCAACGGTACATCCTCGGCATGTGGGTCGAAGCCGAGGGCATGGTGTACCCCGATTGGAGACGGGATCTTCATACGTTCCGTTACGGCCAGAAGCGCCACGACGGGGAAGAGTTCCTGCATGACGGGATGGCTCCGTACGAGTACCTCGACCACGGCTTGACGACCACGACGGCTGTGGGGTTCCTCTACGTAGAAGACTGTCAGTGCGGATGTAAACGGCAGAACATTTATTTGGTTGACGAACACTACCAAGCGAACTCCGTCGTGTCGCGGCATGCTGCCGCGATCAAGGCCCACCGTACCAACCTCGGTTGGGCGGGCGGTCCTCGTGCCACCTATATCGACTCGCAAGCGATGTCGAAGACCCTCATGGGCCAAAAGGGAACGCCACGAGAAGACGAATTGTACTCCGTTGCCGATGAGTACTTCGATAATGACATCGCCGTTTTGCCCAACCAAAAGGACTGGGACGCCGGTTATAACCGGATTGGCGAGTTGCTCATTCTCGACGAGAACCACGTGAACCCGTTCACAGGCAAGAAAGGCGCGCCACACTTTTTCGCGGCCACTCGCTGTCCGGGTTTCATCGAGGAGATCGAAACGTATAAGTGGAAGAAGGTCAAGAACGCGGCCAACACCCACACAGAGGAACCGGCCGACGGCCATGATGACCACATGGACGGCCTCAATGGATTCGTGACGACTCGTCCTGATGCGGCTCCTCCGACTGAGGAGCAAGCTCGCAAGGACATCGAAGAGGAGCTGGACAAGTGGGACGAGCATTTCGAGTCCGAGTACTCGCACATGGGGATCTAGGGGGTCTGAATGGCCTATAAGAAATCGCGGAAGACTCGTGTCGAGGACCTCGCCCCGGCGAACGATGAGCTGGTGACGGCACAGGGCTACATCGCGTCATGGGCGCGAACGACGCAAGTCGCGCGGCAACACTTCGCGCGAGACTACGAGTATACCGATGGCAACGGGAAGCAGTGGCTAGCGAAAGACCGGGCCAAGCTGGAAAAGCAAGGACGGCCCGTCATCGAAATCAATCAAGTACTGCCCCAAGTTCTTCTCGTTGCCGGTATGCACCGGGACGCCACGCTCGGCATTGCGTGTAAACCTCGTGGTATGGAGGACGCTCGACTCAGTGAAGTCACGAGCGCCGCCCTGCGCGCGACGATGGACTTTGCGCGCGTCCCGCGCGTGTCCGACCGCGTGACCGACGACTCTATCATTTGTGGGCTTGGCGTGTGGGAGATCCTGCACAAGATCGACGACGCGGAAGACCTCGTGTTCGGAGACATCACGGCCGAGCGCATTCCGCCGGACTCCTTTATTTATGACCCGTGGGCGCTCACGTCGGCCGAGGGCCTCCAGAACGGGCAGTTCATGGGGAAGTGGTCGTGGCTTTCGAAGGACGACTTCCTAGACGAGTTTCCAGACCACGCGGGCTACGCCACTACCGGCGAGTGGATGAACATCCCTAACAAGTTCGGGCAGTCGTCCGGCGATCTGTTGGGCACATCGGACCAACTCCTCGCGGAGATGTGGGACCCGATCAACGGGCGCGTGCGCGTGGTCACGTTGTGGTGCAAGAAAGCGATGCCGATCACGCTCGTGGTCGATCACAACTCCGGGCGCGTCTACAACATGCCCGACAAAGACAAGGCGAGAGCGTTCCTGGCGGCGATGGCTGAGAAAGCAGGGCGCGATGCGGTGGCTCAGTTCGAGCCGATCCAAAGCGACCGCACGTCTGCCGTCGTGCTGAAGGGCACCGCGATTACCGCGCCGGATATGTTCTCGGGTTTGCCTATGGAGTTTGCGGACCCTGAGTCTGCGAACGCGCACCTCAACGCCCTCTCGCAGCGTGTGGGGATGGGCGTCTACCAGCAGTTCGAAGTCATCACTCGCAAGACGAAGAAGCCGTACTTTTATAAGATGGTGTGGAACGAGATCCTTAAAGAAGGTGTCTCGCCGTTCAGAGACCGGATGTATCCGTTCGCGGTCCTCATTGGGCAACAGTTCTCTGACACACCGGAGTCGATCATGGGCATCGTGCGACCGTTGCACGACCCGCAGGACGAGTTCAATAAGCGGTACAGTAACCTGCTCGCGAATCTCAACAGCTCAGTCAGCTCGGGGTGGTTCAACCGCAAGAGTGGTGGAGCGAGTACGAGGCTCCTGTCCGAAGTCGGCTCTCGCCCTGGCGTGGTGGTGGAGTATCAGTCCATCAAGCCAGAGCGCATTCAGCCGATGGAGATGAGCCAGGGGCATTTCATGCTCCTGAATTTACAGCAGCAAAACATCCGCGTCTCATCCGGCGTCAATGCCGACATGATGGGCGCGAATAACTCGACGACCGTCTCCGGCCGTGCCATTCGCGCACGACAGGCCGGGGGCGCGACCGTGCTGAAGCCCCGGCTGCGTCGATACGAAGAAGCATACCTGGATCTCGCAAAGCTGTGGCTCTCTCGCGTGCAGCAATTCTGCCCGCCGGAGAAGCTCAAGCGGATCATCGGGGTCTTTGAGATGGGCGCGCCGTTGGGCGCAAACAACCAGCCCATCTTCTCTGATCCGCTGACCGGGCAACCCATGCCGGAAGCGATGATCTATCAAACGCTCTCGACGTTGACGAACATCCAGTTCGATCTGAAGCTCGACGTGACGCCGAATACCGATTCGGAACGTCAAGCGCAGTTCGAGAAGGCGATGTCGATGACGCAAGTGCTGACCAGTACCGGACGGCCCGTCGGCCCCGGCACGTTCGCGGCGCTCGCTGATATGGCTGATCTTCCGACCCGCTTCGCCGAAGGGCTTAAGCGGGACATGATGCTCCCGCCGGCAGTGCCCCCGCAAGGGGGCGGCGGCACAATCGGGAATGTCATGAACGCGATGAAGGGCGGTGCTGCCGGAGGGGGAGCGAACTCCTTCGGGGGTGCCGCGCCAAGCGGGGAGGGAATGGGCGGCACTAGCGGCGGACAGGGCGAGAAGAAAGAGCCGGAATGAATGACGATGTAATCACAGGGGTCGGCGCGCTCATTGTTATCGGGAGCGCGCTCTGCCCCTTCTTCCCACAGGCGTGTCCCGCTGTTGCGGGACTGCGCGCGATCAAAACCTATCTGGAGAAAAAGAAGGTAGAACAGGATGGTGAGCCAAAGACCAATGCCCCCCAAGATGTCACCGTCAAGGCCGAAGAAGATGAAAACCAAGAAAGCTACCGGGTTCGGGTTTAAATTTAAGGAGAAATGATGGCAACAGAATTTGTTCGGCAGGAAGGCTCGTACGATCAGTCGGTCAAAGTGAACACAGCGGGCCAGTCGAAATCGAAGGAGGCATCGTACTCTGCGAAGGCGACTCCGGCTAAGGATCTTCCCTCGCACACGCAGTCTCCGAAGATGAGCAACAAGAGGTAGACATGCTACCCGACCAGTTCGCGGCGATGGAGCAATCCCTATGCGCGGCTGAGAAGTCCGGCAAGCATGGGCATAACGCAGGCATCTCTGTGGCGC